GATAGAAAAGTCAGATGCATTTTTTATCAAAGGTTGCAGTTGTGCAATTAATTGATTGATTTGGCGATCTTTCTTTTTTGAATTGTGATATACATCAGACATTAAATCTGCAAAGGTTGTTCCTTTGAATAATTCATCATTTCTGTCCATGCCGGAAATCCTTTAATAATAAATATTAAAACGGCAATTTTATGAAGTCTGTTCGTTCATACTCTCGAAACTTCTCTTCATAAATTTGTTTTAGAACTTTAATAACTTTGGTTATATTAGTTGTTTCTAAACCCGTACGTTCTCTTATAAAGATATATAGAGCCTTTTTATTGAAATTTTCGATATTTTGTCTAGTTTCAAAAATATGAAGAATTGAATCTGCTACGTGAATATCGGTTGGATTTGTAAAAATATAATTTAAATTATCGTAACAATGTTCAATATATGCATCCATAAAATACTGCAGAGTTTCTAACATATCTGCATTATGCATTTCAGTAATAATATTGCGTTGTTCATCTACATCAATTTCTAACGCATCCGATTTTACTTTTGCATAACCTTTTTGATTTTCTGCAATTAAATAATTAAATGATGTTCTAGTATAATATGAATATGCTTTACCAGCCGCGGCATTAAATTTATCTAAACGTGCTGTTAAGTATGTAACTAAATCAGTTTGTAAATCAACAAATGTTGAATCGATATAGTCAGGTTTAACTTTATTAATAATATTTTCCGCAAGTTTTAAAAATGCAGGATATATAAATCTTCTGTATATTTTTTCTCGTAGTGCTAAATTATTTTCTGATTTATTATACGCAGAAATTGCTATATCAGTAATTTTTGTGAAATAAACGTTACTTTTTTTCTTCCGTGCCATTCTCAAATTCTTCGTTTAATTCTTCAATTACTTGTTTTAAAAGTTGAAATGTTGTACCTGCTTCATCTTCTGATTCAAACGCACCTAAACGATCAATTTGTTGCATCGCGTCATACGATCTTGAAATTTTATCATACATATATTGATTAGTAGATTCTAAATCTTCAATATAATCTTGTGCATCGGCTAATGCGCCGGCCAAATACCAAACTCTAAATGTAAGATATATAGATGATAATAATAATAAAACTATTAATAAACCTGATATCATATTATTCCTCATTAAATGCACTAAAAATATCAGTCAATGTTTTTTCAACATCTGGATTATTTTCAGCTAGGTTTTTTAAACCATTACTTTTTGTAACTTTACTTTTTTCTACAACTGCTTTAGGTGTAATACGATCTTTATTTCTCCAACGTTCAAATTCAATTTGCGCTGCCATATGATCGCCATGGTGTAAAATAATCGGCAAATTGGTTTTTAATTTAGCTTGAGCTGAACGAGCAACAAAGTATGGTTTATTTGCATCATCATACATTCCATCATGAATCTTAATTGCTTGATATTCCGTCCATGACATCTTAACATCATATTGTTGAAGCAACCAAATTGAAAGATCTGGTACCATAGTGAATGGAATATTTTCATTATGCTTATACATCTTGTTTTGATTCTTGCGATGCCAATCTGATGTTTCAACTTGATATACTTCGTTGCCATCGCCTGGAAAACCTACTTTGCCTAAATCATGATGCATTGCCGCAAAACGAAGTTCTTCAATAGTATAACCAGACATATCAGCACCCATTCGAGACCACGATTCATATAATTCTTCAGTACATGCAATAACTCGTAGTACATGATCTACATAACCGCCGCCAAATGCATTATGAAAATGTGCCATTGAAGATGCCGGCATCATTACCATTCGATCTTCAAAATCATCATACATTCTATTTAATGCATCTTTACGTGTAGGAAATGCATCATTTACTAATGCACGATACGCTTCCCAATTCGATTTAATTTTTTCTGCTTCTAACATAAATTTATTTTAAGAAATTATTTACGTACTTCCAAATGTTGTCCATGGACTAATTTAGCTGTGCATTGCCAACACGTAACTGCAGTTGACTTTTCATCAACTCGTTCGCATATATTATCACAATATTTGCACTGTAATCTTTTAAACCCTTTTGGGGGCGGCGTTGATTTTGATTTCATGTTTTTTGAATTTTATTCGCGATCGATATAATATTTTGCAGACTCTAATTTTTTTAATGCACGTGCTAAATTATCTAATGTTGATTGTTTATCAGTTTTACCTTCAGTAATAGAACGACCAACAGATCTAATAATTTCATATGCATCTTCTAAATCATCAGTAACTTTGTTTTTGTATTTGTAATACGCTTTCATGAATAACCTTTATTAATTAATAATATTATATATAATAAATATATTATGATAAAATTAATGATGTATTTTGACAATACTCTAAATTTAAATTACTCCAAGACAATTCTTTAGCCTTAGCTTCAACCTCAATATCTAAATCAAATACGCCGTATGTGTTAGGAGTGGTCGTAATATAATCGGCATGAGCTTGCTCCTTGATCTTGGTAAACTCTTTGTATTGTTTATGGAAGGTAGGCCACTTCGGCAAATCTTCTAAAGAAATACCATGATGCTCAAACATACGCTCAATAAGAAGTTGTTGTTCGCGACGACGAGATTCACTGTAATGAGTGCATTGAGTAACACCATGAAACTCCCACGTTTCTCGTGCCATGAAAAATGCTTCTTCTTCGGATAAGTCACCAGTATTGAAAGTGTGATGCCAATAATCAAATGTAACTGGAATACCTTCGGACGCATACAATGTCTTGTATAATTCGCGAACTGAATACATAGATGCTTTGTCATCATTCTCGATAACTAAACGAGCCTTAACACCATCAGATAAACGATCATAGTTACGCAACCAACGATCAATAGTGCCGGGTTTGTCACCATATGTAGCGCCAATATGAATATTGATAAGATTCTCGAAGCTAGGTGCAAAACCCATAAGATCAAAAAGCTCAGCGTGTCGTTCAAGACCAATAATAGAATTGTCAACAACTACTGCATCAGGACTACCTAAGATATGAAATGGACCAGGGTGTGTTGTAATGCGATGACCATGTGCTAAAGCATAATCGCCAGCAGCACGTAAATGTTGTGCAATCTCATCAATACCTGGTAAATCTTCTAGACGATAATGATTCCAACGAGGAAAGAGCTCGCTACCAACTCGGAATAAACGAATACCTTGCGACTCATTCCATTGTAGAATAGTTAACAAATCCTTGGCATTTGCCAAAGCAATGTCAGATGCAAGCTGTAAACCACCGAGCTTGAATTTTCGGTCAATCATTGCACGTCCGGTACGAATGCCTTGGGACGATAGTTGTTGATTGATACAACAATAACCATAACGTATCATAGGATTTTTTTATATTATATGAAAAATTTTGCGTAATTCAAAGTAATGATGTTTTTAATTATTTACATATTTATAACAAAGATTTCACCTTAAAGGTAACTATATGAAAAAAATTTATCTGAATCAAATAAAGAAATTATTAAAAAAATTAATGAACAAGAAGAAGAAGAACCTGGTACTGTAACTAAAAAGAAAAGTATTGGATTTAATACAACTGGCGGCGAACGTAATAGAAATTGGGTGCGCGGAAAAGATAGAAAAGATGCTATGGGTGGCATCACTTATACGGTAACAAAAGAAAAAGATGTAAATCTAGTTTCGGTAAACGATATGCTTACAAAGATGTCGCGAGATTTAGCAGAATCTGAACAATATAAAAAATTACCAATTGATGTTAAAAATGCATTAGCAGATGGATTTTATAATGTATTACTTCAAATAATCAATGGTGAAGTAGTTTCAGAGTTAGGCAGAAAGGCTGGCAGAGATTTAAAAAAATTCTTTACGAAGTCTCAACGATGGGCTTTTAGCGAAATGGAAGTACCTGAAAATATTTCAGAGTTAAAATATAAAATTTCATTAACTAATCCAGATTCTCCAGAAGCACAAAAAGAAGCTAGCGAGGCAATTAGTAATCTAATCAATGATACAAATTTAGCTAATTCGACTGCAGGTACTATTGCTAGCAAACAAGCTAATTATCTTCGTATAGATGGGTCAACAGGCGAATTAGATTATATTGCTTCTCAAAAAGAATCACTTACAACAGTTTTAGTTAATATTGAAAAGGGTATTGCTCAAAAGAAAACAAAAGAGGCAACTACCGAAGAATATATATCGCCAATTGAATTGACTACGCCTGTAAACACAGAAGTATTTGCTGCCGGTAAATTTAATGTAGCTGGAGCAGCAGCAATGGTTGAAAATATAAAGAAACAAATATTTAATACAACTTTTACTATAAAATACGGAAAAAATGGATCGCAGTCTAGAACACAGACTGGTCGAGATATTATTGCTGGCGGCGGAAAATTTACAATAACTGGACTTGATGTATTAGCATCTGCAAGTAATTATTGGCAACAATCATCGGGCGTTTTAGATTATTCTCATGAAAATAATGGTACTGAAACAAAAAGTTTTGATCAAGTTGATGCAACTGGAGACTCTGGTCAAAATAAAATATTAGCAAATAAACGGAGTGAACAATTACTGCGCACATTTATCGATGAATTAAAGATAATTCCTTATATTGATACATCGATGCTAAATGATTCTAGAATTAATAAAGAAATCCGAATTACTAACACTGGTGGTGCAATTGATGAAAAACGAGTTAAATCACAATATCCAAATCCAGGTCAATATGCACAAATTTCTGTAACCATAGCTGGTAAAATTGAGACATTGGTTACAGAACCAGCAAAATATTCACAATCAGGCACATTTAAACAATTTGGTATTAAATTGATTTATTTAGGTAAAAAAGAAACAGAACGTTCATTACAAGCCGGCCTTGTAGTATCAGGAGGTGATAAGTCTACAATTCTTAAATCTAGACCACTAAAAACTGCATTTACTAATTTAGGAGCTATACTCAGCGGCGACGCAGCATATTATACAGATGATGATGGCAAAAAGGTAAGAATAAAAACAGGAGGCGGATTATCAACTGGCTCAGATAGATGGCATCAACGAAGAGATAAACAGCACCAAAAGAAAATTGGAAATCGATAATATAAAAAATAAAGCGGGTTTGTAGCCCGCTTTTTTACTGGATATTTGTTAACTTATTACCATATTTAGGTAATACCTTATTTGGAAGAAAATATTTAGAATCTAACGTAGTACATAAATTTACACAAATGATGATACTCGAAGATGGCCCTGTCGTTGGTTGAATTATACTAATACCAATATGAGTAGATTGATATAAATCTAAAATCGATTTATGATCTGGGCTATCAATAAAGTTTTGCAAAATTCTTCTAGCTATTTCTTGTTGACTTACGACCTCTAAAGTACGTTCATATGCTGGAAATGATTGACAAATTTCACTGTATTGTGCTACATGATTTGCAGTGTCATAATATTGTATACGATCTCCTGGCTCGAATAATAACGTATCAGAACCTTGATAAAAAACATCATTAAATGCAGCAATTTCTTCATGACCAATGGTTCGTTTCATACCATCAGCTGAATGCATATTGATCAAATAACGCGTATGATGTAAACTAGCTTTACTAATAACATCACTTTTAATGATATCCGGCATTTTTGCATACGTTTGTTTTCGATACGCATTCAATTCTTGCAAGAAATAAATTTCAACAGAATCCAATGTTCGAAATGCAATTTCTTTGTTTTGCGTAAATGCAACAAATGGGAATAGGATAATAATTAACTTTTTCATCTTCTCTCTTTTATATTATTAATATAAGTACTTTTTTTCATATATCCAAATATTTATATTAAAAATTAGTAACCGTAAAGGAATATATGAAACACACATTAGCAGAAAATTTGCTTCGTTTTGGAGTAAAGAATTTATCTGAAGCTAACATTAAAACGTTGCAAGAACAAGAAAAAACTCCTGCAGCTAAGCCGGCAGCGCAAAATCAAAGATTCGAGGCAACATTCAATACTAGACAAAATAATAAAGACGTTCCTGGCAGCGTTGTTGGATTTGCCATGAAACAACCAGATGGTAGTTTTAAACCAGGATATATTATAGTTAGATGGCCAGGTGGGGCTAGTGTTACATCTTTTAGTTTAATTAATTCAAATGGGGTATATATTTTAGACCCTCGAGGAACCGGAGCTTTAAAAAAGCCAGGCGATCTTGCGCAAGCTATAGAAGATTATAAATTAGCATCGATCCAAAAAGGATTATTACCAGTTACTGCAGTAAAACAGGTTATAGCAAATATCAGTAAAGCTACAAAAACATCATTAAAATTAGATCCAACGCTAGAACAAGCTTTTGCAATATCATGGAGAAATTCAGCAGTATCAAAAACTATAAAAGGAACCCCGACTGGCGTATTAGCACCATTTAAAACTGCAGGTTTAGTATTACATTTAAATCCAGAAACAAGTGTGGAAATGTATCGTGAATTATGGTTAGGTAGATCGAATATGTATTCATATGCAAAAGCATCAAATGGCAAAGTAGGACCTAATGGTTCTGGCCGAGCTAATGATGCTTTAAAATTGCCGCCGGAAAGAACACCTGAAATCAATCAAGCAGTAACAGATTTATATAATCAGTTAGAAGCACAAGCTGGCACTGCACCGAAATAGTTTAGTATAAAATGTAAAAGGGGGTCAAAGCCCCCTTTTTTTTACTATCAAACTTTTTCTAAAACATAAAAAAGTGCCGATACTTTACCGTTAATTACATCAATCCTCAAATCTACAGAATTAGATGTATTAGGCCCAAAGCTAGTAGCATTAACAAAGTGAATCTTATACGTTAAAAGATAATCACTCTTTTTATGAGCATCGTCATAAAAATTATAGTAATCTTCAATTCCGATAAATTCTACTCGTACATTTTTCTTATTTTTCAATTGAGTAAATGCTTGATTCAAATATTTTATATCAACTGATTCATATGGATCAGTATTTAAGCCGTATAAATCTGGATTCAATAAATCAAAATATTGAAATTCTGGAGTGGTAGATTTTGAATCATAAATGTAAGTTACAAAATCTAAAACATCTTGTTCGGTAACTATGCCTGATAGCTTTTCTTTAACAATTTGTTTTACTTCTTGAACTTTAACAAGATTCAAACTATCTTGTGCATTTCTTTGAGCAAATGCATTAGCAGAAATAAATACTACTACGGAAAGGAATAAATTTTTCATGTCTCTTATTTTAATTATTTAACTGGTTAATTATATTATTATTATAATAAATAAATCAATCAAATCCAACCAAACCCTAAACTTTTTTAGATGATATTTATTAATATGAATGCATCATTGACATTAGAACAAATCATACAGGAAGAATTATCTTCTATAATAGCTGAACAAATTGCATTACCAAATAAACGCATAACTGCAACGCCGACGTTATCAAATGTCGTAGATGTTAATAAATTTAATGCAAAAAATATAGCACAACAAATTTATGATGCTAAAGGCATATTTAACGATGATGAAACTATTGCAGTTAAAGCAATGTATAAAATTAAAAATATCAAACAATATAAAGATGTTTTTACACAATTTAAAAAACTTTCCGGCGTTGGACTTGCTTCATATTTAAAAAGTTTTTTATCTAACAAAGATTTGGTTAAATTAGCAATATATTTGTATAAAATATTGTCTCCAAATGACTATAAATGGACAGTTAAACAATTAGTATCATATGATGATTTAGTTGCAGCAACTATAGCATCGCGGGATGATGCTACTAGATTTGAAAAATTTAGTTTTGGTGGTCAATTAAATCGAGAACAAGCTCTTATCATATACGATATGATAGAAGATAAAAACGTATATGGAGATTTACACGATAAGAATCGCGAAGCAACAAAAGATCCAGGATTATCAACTGCTTTAATAAAACCATTTGTTTCCACAGAATATTATGTAGAACATGCTACGTGGAGTAGTTTTATCAATGCCCCGGGTGGATTACGAAGTATGGTATATTCGCCTATAGGTATTGGTGCAACTACAACTTTAGCATTGATTCCTACTCCATGGACAAAGGTACCAGTTGCCATTTTATTTGGTATATTAGCAATAGATGATATATCTAGAATTTCTGAGGGTGATGATTGGGCATGGTTAGATTTATTATTTGATAGTATAGGAATGATTTCCGGAGCGGGTGGTGCAAAGTTAATGAAACCAATTGCTCAAAAGTTTGTGTCATTAGTTAAATGGGTAAAGAATGGTGGAATATTAGCAAGAATGTCTCGAGCAATGTTCAATGTTTTTTTCGAAATTATTTCTGCAATATCAAAAACACCATTAGGTCGCGTTTTAGCTTCTGGATCTAAGGCAGTAAATGCAATACAATCGGCAATTAGAAGTATTATTACTAAATCGTTACGATTCATAAAAACTACATTGATTCAATTAAA